AAGGAAAAAGTACAATTATAAATTTATTATGTCGTTTATATGAAATCGATCGTGGGCAAATTTTAATTAATGGTATTGATATTCGAAATATTAAATTAGAATCATTGAGACAACATATTTCAGTGGTCCCACAAACTATTATTTTATTTGATTCTTCTATTCAATATAATATCATTTTGGATGCTGAGTTAAATCAAAAAAGACTAAATGAATTGGTCAAACAATTAAAATTACCAACAGATCTAAAAAGAAATGCTCGTCAGTTATCTTATGGTCAAAAACAACGTATTTTAATTGCTCGAAGTTTGTATAACATAAATAAATCTGTTTATATTTTTGATGAGGCATTATCTTCCATTGATCAAAAGACAAGTGGTTCAATTAATAAAATGATTTTGGATTTTTTGCGAAAAAATGGAAAAATTGGTATTTTTATTTCCCATAATAAAAAATATGAAACTCAACGTGGTCGAATTGTTGATCTTTAAACCACCCATAATTAATTTCGATGTGCTAAATAGTCTATTCCAATACTCCATCCCAAATTCGCGATTGCCATTGCTGAAACACGATAAATTGGTGGAACAAAAAAGAAATTTCCACACATAAATGGAACCCAAAATAATGTACAAGTGGAATATGCAGTGAGCCATTCTGATTGAAGGTGATGTATACTTTGTTGATATGTTTTGTTTGTTGATGATAAATCCATAAATAAAAAATAAGCTGGTATATAAATTAACCCACAATGAAAATTATCAATTAATGAACAAACCAATGAATGCCCAAATGAACTTGGATTTCGTAATGATCCAAATGGAATTCGTGTAACTAATAGTGGGTATGCTTTATATAAATAATGAAGAAATCCACCAATGTATAACATACTGAAAACAGTTAAACTACCCAACCGCATATAATCATAATAGTCTTTTTTCTCAACTAAAGATTGACAAATTAAATCTGATCCAAAACCAAGACTACCAGCAAAAATCATATTTTTTAATAATTGATTTGGTTGTTCAGTTGGTTGTTTGTATTGTTGTTTGTATTGTTGTTTGTATGACTGTTGTTTGTATGACCGTTGATAAGTGAAAAGTTGATGTCTAGATAGAATTCGGGGTATTCCAAATTTACGAAATTTGTGTTTTAAGGTTTTTATTATGTTTTTTCGAAAAAACATATTTTAGTTTAAAGCAACATTATTATTTAAAATAACTATTTATAGTAATTAGTATGTGTGGCATAGTTGGTGTTATTTCAAACAAATCGTCAGTTCCAAATTTCTTATATGAAGCATTATTTCATTTGCAACATAGAGGTCAGCATTCATCTGGAATTGCGACTCTCTCTTCCAACCAAAAATTTCTAATTGTAAAAAAACTGGGGATTTTGGAAAATATCATTCCAGATGTTTCTAAATTATCTGGAAATATTGGTATAGGCCAATTACGATATCCAACATCTGGTTTATTACATGAATCTGAAATTCAACCATTTCGACAAGACAATATTGTTTTATGTCATAACGGAAATATCTCAAATTACGAAATATTAACAAAAAATTTATCCATCTCTTTATCTACAAAATCTGATTCTGAACTGATTTTACAACTCTTTTCTCAAAAATTAAAATCATATGGTGGTAATATCAATGACGATATCATCAAACAAATAATCGTTGAATTATCAAATATTCTCAAAGGATCATACAGTGTAGTTATGTTGATTCAAAATTTTGGATTAGTGGCATTTAAAGATCCACATGGTATTAAACCTCTTGTTTTTGGATCAAACCAATCAAAAAATACTTTTATCATTAGTTCTGAAAGTGTTTCCATCACTTGTCAAAATTATGATTTCGCGATTATTGATGAAATTCAAGCAGGAGAAGTAGTTATTTTTCATCAAAATTTAAAATCGTTGGATCCCAAACGATATATATATAACCAAAAAGAGTTGAAACCCTGTATTTTTGAATGGATTTACACCATGCGTGCTGAGTCCATTTTTCAAAAAATTTGTGTTTATGAAGCCCGATTAAAAATGGGAGAATACTTGGCACATAAAATTCGCAAAGAACTAAAAGAAGAATTAAAATCCATTGATTTAATAATTCCTGTACCAGAAACAAGTAAACCAGTTGCTACAAGGATGGCTGAAGTATTGGGAATACAATATCGCGATTGTATCTTAAAAAATCGATATATTGGTAGAACCTTTATAATGGATAATCAAAAAATGCGGAAAAAAAATATACAACGAAAACTAGGTGTTATACGAAGTATTATTGAAGGTAAAAATATTTTAATTGTGGATGATTCCATAGTTCGTGGAAATACCATGAAACATATTGTGGAATTATTAAGAAAAAACAATGTCAATAAACTTTATGTGGCGTCATGTGCTCCACCCATTCGTTATCAAAATGTATATGGAATTGATTTACCCACAAAAAAAGAATTAATTGCCAGTGGAAAAACAATTAATGAAATTGGAGTAGAACTTGGAGTAGATAAATTAATTTATTTAGATATTAATGGAATTCAAAAAGCACTTTGTGATTTAAATCCAAAATTGACAACATTTGAAATGTCCATGTTCACTGGAAAATATTTAGATTAAAATAAAAATAAAAATAAAAATAAAAATATATAAAATTTACGCGTTCATTATTCCTTCTTCATAAAATACATTGAATTCTAATGGATTTGTAGACAACATGTGATCCAGAAAATATTTTTCAGTTCGTAATTTATCCAAGTGTTGTTTATATTCAAGTGAATCGTATGAATGATCATTACATAATAAAATTAAAGTATCAGTATTAATGGTATTGTTATTTTTATTCCAAGCAAATATTTTTCCTTTCATTTTTTTTGTATCACTACCGCAATAATCGATTTTCACAAATAATAAATCTTTATTTTTTCCATTAAGGTTAAATATTGACGATGATTCAATAATTTTGCTACATTGCCATAATTGAAGTTCATTAATTATAAAGTTCACATTACTAAACCTTTTTTCTTGTTTTTTATATTGTTGATTTAGCAAATCTATATTGGTTGAAACCATATGACAAATTTTATTATTTGGATATAATGGATCACAACTAAATAATCCATTAAATTTAATATTTTTTTTTTTTAGCGACTGTGACATAACTAATGCATATATTTTTTTTAGAATGTTGTTGATTCAAATCAAATTTTTAAAAAATATAATTTTTTTAATGCATATATTTTTATGAATGGATGTTGTTACTTTATTTCTTATGTCTTATACTACGAACATCATCAATCATCTTGATAAACCATTCAACAAAATAATGAATAAATTTGATTTTTAATTGGCACTAAATTACACAACAAAACAATGTCATTTTGTTGTAATTTTTGTGGTGATTCATGTTCAAATTCATGTGGATATACATGCTATTGTTGTCAGCGTGAGATATGTTGTGACTGTATTACTTTAGAACTATCAGTTGATGTATCAAAAAATAAATTTCATTACAATTGGGATGATTGTGAAGGAATTAATAGTTTATATGATGTAGCGTATAATCAAACAAAAAAATATTATGATGTATATTTGGATTATTGTAAAAATGCGAAAGGAAAACCTATTCCTAAAAAAATATTTATTATTTTGGAAAAAAATAATTATAACAATTGGGAAGAATATCAACTGCATATGATAAAAAATAAAAAAGAAGAATTAATTATTCCAAAATCAGAATTTGAGTCATTTGGAATATGTGATTCTTGGAAAACATATTATAATCAGCTAGATCAATTATTAAAACGACAATATGAATGTGTGTATTGTAAACAAAGAAAGTATTTAATGAAGTCAAATCAAAAATTAAAAGCACTTTTAGTGACAACGAATTCTGAAATTGATCTCAATTTGGTTAAACAAATAATGTGTGGATCTCATGTAGGACCAACGGGACCTCATGTAGGACCAACGGGACCTCATGTAGGACCAACGGGACCTCATGTAGGACCAACGGGACCCACTCACACCAAGTAAAGCCAATCTCAAACCAACTCAATCCAATTACAAGTCAAGCAAAACCAAGTCAAACTGCACAGCAACCAACAATATCACCACAAACTCAAATCAAATCCAAAGCCAAAGCCAACCAAAACTTTTAGTGCTCTCTTATGTAATTTAGACAATCTCCTCAATCATTTTTTTTGCATTATACAATTCTCTAGTGGATTTCTCCAGTGCCAATCGTTCTTGGTGAATTTCATCATATTCACGCACCAAATCATCTAGTTTTTCTGTCTTAATTTTGTCGTATAATTTTGATGACATGGAATCTTCTGTTTCTCGTACAATAAACAACATTATACATTTTGGAATGACATCTTGAAGTGTTAAAACAACCGTTTGATAGTAATTTTGTAACAACGAACGCATTAAACCAATTTGTGATTTTTTGGTGTCAAGATTCTCACAATTTTCCAATGTACGTAAAAACACTTCATTATCTGTCCATAAATAATTCTCTTGCATTCGAATGTTTTCATTAATCTTTTCAATACACACATTAAAATTATCAATTAAAACATGGTTTATAATTTCCGTCTTTATGATTTTTGTAAAATGCGGAAATCGAATAATTCCAATATCATCTACCAATATACTTGTCAAACTAACCAATTCACTCATAATTCGATTTGCACAAATTTTCGAAGGCTCGAATAATTTATGAATGGGTTTTTTATGCGTATCTTTCATTATTTGTTCCATCACTTCAATTGGTGGTGATGGAAATGACATGTGATTTCCCTCGCAATTTTTCAAAGATTCCTCTATATATTGGTCTGGACAATTTTCATGGTTAAATGGATTAATTTCCCCTATGGATTTTCGATAATCAATGAAAATATCTTTTATATTTCGTCCAGAATTAATAATATTTCCACGATCTTCCAGTACAGAAATAAATTTTCTCGAAAATCTGGACAATAAATGATAGATATAAGATGATTTACTTTGTTCATCTTTTGGTAATGGCTGTCCTAATTTTTCCAATTTCAAATCATTGTTGATAATATTTTGATTGATTTCTCCCAGGATTTTAGGCAAACAAGATTTAATTTGTTCAATTAAAATCTGACTTAAATTAATACACAAACTTGGAATACCCAGATTGGCAGCATATTTTGAGTTGGAATAAACAGGATGTTTCTTAAAATATTTTGCTTCAATCTCCAATCCTTCTTGGACATTTTTTTCAACGGATTCTTGTTTTGATCTATTTTTAATACCATAGTAACCATATTTCATTTGTAAATCAATTGATACATTATTTTCAAGAAGTCTGGCAATACTGGTACCATCATTCATTAAATCCAATTTTGTTAAAATACCAATAGTTCGTTCACCTTTTGGATCATATTCTTTAATTAAATCAAGCGCAATGTCAGCTTCTATATCAGTTCGTGCTGGCATAACAGCCAATATAATGGTTTTTTTTGGTTGAATATATTCACCCACCATTTTTCGAATTTGATCTTTAATGTCTTTTGGCTGTCCTTTATCTGTACAAGCAACCATTGTCAGTCCTGGTAAATCAACTAAACTTAAATTCGGTACATTGGGACTGATAATTCGTAAATAAATTGGTTTAAAAGTAATATTCATTTCATCGCCAGCATTGGCTCGAGTAATTAATTCAATTTGATTGGAAATTTCAAGTTTTTGTTCTGGTGTGATATTTGGATAAGATATAGATATCGATTTATCAGCAATCCATTCACCCTCTCTATAAGTTCCAAATAATGCAGTATGTTGGTCAGGTGATCCTGTTTGAATTAATTCTAATTGGAGTGGAGATCGCGTCACCATATTAGAACCAGTAGGTAAGATATCCATTCCTAAAATGGAATTTAACAGAGAACTTTTACCAGACGATTGACTACCCACTACAACCAGACGAGGAATTTCAATATTCGTTCGATCAATGAATAAACTGTTGAGCATATTTCCAATTTTTAGGATTTCTTTATTTTGGGCCAATATGGAACTATCCTTTTCTGTATTCCATAAATTGGAAACAGAAGATGTCACGGAATTAAAAATGGATGAAGCAATGTTTGAAGATGTGGAAGAGGATGACGAAGAGGTTGATGAAGAAGTAGTATTTGACATTTTTATTAGTTTTTTAGTATGTATATATTAGTGCCGATATTTTTTAAATGATTTTTGGTTTTAAATTTAAATTAAACTAAATTTAAAACCAAAAATACACAGACACACTGATCATTTTGTCAAATTAAAATTATAAAAATATCATTTTCAACCATTTGATAAAACTATAGTTTTATCATTTCATCTTTTTTCATTTTATTATGATATTTGTAACCAATAAATAATTCAGATACAAAAGCTACATGATCACTTCCATCATGTACAACGGCATATTCAGGAATCAATTTCCATCCATTTTTAAAACATTCGGTAGGATCATTAAAATGTCTTTCAAAAAACAATGTATTTTTCAAATCGCTCGCTCGTCCATGTGTACTTTTTACGTGTAATGGTCCACCCTCACAATTATCAGTGTAATACCCATCAATTGTACATAATACGGTTATAGCGGTATCTGGGTTTTCTTGTTTTACAATAATATTTTTCCAAAATTCTTTTTCAATTTTATGAATAGTTGGTTTTCCTGTGTATTTAAAAATATAGTTTTTATTTGATGGAGATAACCAATATTTAGGATTTAATTTATGTAATTTGAAATTTTTTAAACATAACATTAAATAAATCATGGTGTAAATCAATGATATAAAAATTGCAAAATAAAATGGACTTTTCATAATTTTATTAAAATTCATTCTATGTTCTATAAAAATAAAAAATAAAAATAAGGTTGGTTCAAAACAAATGCAGTGTAATTAATTTACCAACGGACTTTTAGTTTTTTAATCATCATTTCATCTTTCCATTGTTTATATTCTCCCAAAGTTTGTGGCAACCAAAACTGATTTGCGTATTCTTTTGTTTGATGAAGAGTAGTGCCAATTCGTCCACATCGATACCACGACCTACCCAATGTGTTTTTTGGTGCTTCTTTTAAATCGTCCGATAATAATAATTTTTTTAGTAATTTCCATTTATGTGTATTTTTATATTTTGGTATTTTCACGACATGTGAGACTTGAAGTCCCTCTTGACCACAAGTGGGACATTTTGAAATCTCTCCATATGATCCATTATGTTTCCATCCTTTTTGACAATCCCAACACAAATATTTATTTGGATATTTTCGTTGATGGCACCTATAGTCTCCTCTAAGTGACCATTTCCATTGTGTTTGTGTATATCGGCAATAATAACAATTTTCACGATCACATTTACATCCACCTGAAATCCCCCAATCCCATAATGCCCCACAATGAGAATATGAAAGATTATGATTTTCCAATTGATTTACATATGGCATTTTATATAGTTTATTATATCACCAGTTAGTTCTTTTTAAATAAAAATTAAAAATAAAACAAAATGTTTTGTTTATTTATTCACTTTTGAGTTTTAATGCTTTTTGACGCCATTTAACCTTATCTTCATCTGGCATTTTTCGCCAAAATTTTCCAGCAAATGATGTAATATCATTTAAATTTAGAGAGGGATATTGTAATCTGATATAAGAAAGTCCTTCTCCGTGAAACCATAACATGAATGAATTGAGTGGTTGTTTTCGAGGTGTGTATTGGCAGATGAGTTTATATTTTTTTCCACTTCGTGTTGGCATTTTTTATTATTTTTGTTGTATTTGTTGTAATGATATAATGTTGTAATTTTTTATTGATTTTATGATTTTTCAAATTTATTTTTTTGTACTAACAGAAGAGGAAGAAGAAGAAGAATATGAATTATAAAAATAATGACTTGTGGAAATAGCTAG